CTCCCCCTGGGGAGCATGAGTATTCTATTTCATACATTTCTATATTCATGGCTTTATTATATATGAGAGCACTGACATTTGTATATAGATCTTAGGTGTGTTTTACACCACATTTGATCAATGTTTATTTAATTAGTCTTAATATGTGAGATTCCTGGAAAATATATTTGACTCTCGTAAAAGAGATCTGTTACCCTCACTCCTGCGGGCAAATAAAAATCCCTAGCTTTCGCTAAGGATTAATATTTAAGATTTGAAGTCAAGGCTGCTAGACAACGAAAGGAATTAAGTAACTGCCTTATTTAACGACTTGGGGAACTCCCTAGTAGCCGCACCCTGACTTATAGAATAGGCCCCTGGCCTACTCTAATTATATCATATCTCAGACAACCAGAATTTCTTCCAATGCATACTTCTCACAGAATGAACTTAGGTCCATTGTAAAGATTGCATTGTTTTTCATTCCACGTATCTTGTTATCTTGGTCGATGTACGGCGCTTCCTCGTGAAGACTGAATGTCTGTTGCTTGAAGTCAACGATAGCAATCTTATGTTCGTTATCGCCAATCTCATTTACATATAGTCCCCAGCCTGTCTCGCTAGACCAATCGTTTCCAACTAGATGACTAGTTGCAATGCGTGTGGCATATGAAGAATCATTCCAACGTGGACGTGCCTTGATGACAGCGTCTGCTAGTCGACCTAACATATTATGTCCAGCCCAGTGCCCGTATAGTACAATTGTTTGTCCGTTCGGTTGAACGAATCCGAAGTTTGCTCTGTCTCCCATTTTATTCCGCCTTTTCTAGTATAGGTGCTGCTTCTTCCTTTTTATCTAATTCTATAACCTCATAGGACCATTTGTCAATAGCCTCTGAGTTTTTGTTATAGTGGTGGCCACAGAAAGATAATTCTCCGTCTGTAGAGCGGGCTAGAAATTTAGCCTGAGCTGGACAAGAATCACACTTAATCCATTCAGTCATAGTTTTCCGCCTTCAATCATGTCTGATAAACGATCAAGGATCCAAGAATCAATATCATTAATGTCTATCTCTCTTAGCTTTTCCATGAGTTCTTCACGGCCAAACTTATAGCCATCTTGAAATCCATCCTTGTAATCTGACATTTTATCTCCTTGTGTATCCAGTAGGTTCATAGTTTGATACGTATGATTCTGTTAAACCATGCTTATCTCTAATCCTACTTACTTTCTCAATGCTACCAGTTCCAACATTGAAAGTCAATGCTGACATTGCCTGGGGATCGAGTCCAATCATTTGTGCATCCCAATAAGCCATCTCCATTGATAGCCTATCGGGAGCGGTGAGTTCAAAGTACATTAGTTTTCTCTCACATTAGTTACATATTGTTCATCAATTTCAATGTTTCCATTTTGTGATTCAACATATAAATTATCTGTAATTTCTGACTCAAGGTCTGTCCCGTAGTCAGCGAGTAAATCTATTTCAACACTTCCAGTAACTTCAACAGTTGCAGTAAACTCAACTGTTCTAGTCAACTCAATCTCAAGAGTCTCTGCGATTTCACGTAGAGTTTCTTGGTCTCCTGAATCTGCATATGCCTCAGCAATAATAGACTTAACTAGGTCTACTTTGTTTTGCATTGCAATTAATGCTTTGCTATTTTGACGGGAGTTATGTAGGTCCCATTCAATGCTGGTAACTTTGTCTGTTACATATTCAGCATCTGAATATCCATTGATAACCTTATAAGTTACCAATAGATTAGGATTGTATTTCTCTGCATCTGATAATGGCAAGTTAGCCATTGATGCCTCTAGGTTGTCTAGCATTTGGTTTCCTTTCGTTTCTGTTGGGAGTATTGTACACCCTAGGTAAGACATTTGTCTACCGCATGGACATGTTAGCTTAGTCACACCTGCAGGGAATCCAAACCCATCAGACGTTGTTAGTTCGATCATAGTATCACACTCGTCTGGGTCGCAGACGAATGTGTACTTAGATGATACTAAATCTATCATACTTCAGCCTTTTTTCTAGACTCTAGCAATGGCATGTGGGTTTCACATTTTGCCATAGCCTCTTCATCTTGCCAAGAGCCTTGGTTACATTCTGAGCAGAATTCACCGCAGTCGTCTTCACAATAATCTAATGTATCAAAAGATTGGCAAGCATAGCAACGGTTCTCCCATTCAGCCAATTCTTTTACTTCACCACGGACAATCTCATATTCCCCACCCCAACCTGTTTCTTCCTCAAACTCTAGCGTTAGAAGAGAGTTAGGAACCATGTTAGATAGTTTAGTTAGAATTGTTACGGCAGGAGACCATGCAGTCTCATACTTATAGATTATCCAGTTGTCATCACCTTCTGATTTGTATTCAAGTATCTCTGTATTAGGATACTCATCACCGTCACGAACTGCTACATCCCACTTAGTTCCCCAGTTAGATGTATTCCAAGAATACCAATCCTTCTGAGTCTTAGCGAATGCAACAGACTTAGGGAACCAATCAGGGTCTTTCATATCTATATCACCATGGTTAGGCTGACAGGCATATTCTTCATCAGTAATACCATCATCTTTATATGAATGAATGTTGAAGAAAGCAAAGACAGGATTAGAATAAGTTACCTGTTCAATTTTGGTGGGGAAACCCATAGTAGAGATATCACCCATACCAAATGTTTCCTGCGCTAATGTGAATGGAGCATTTAGTTTATCTTTGATATAATCTATCTCAGCCTTTGGGCCTTGAATAGTTAACGTATTGTAACACCAATTTGGCATTATATTCCTTTCGTTAGATGTCGCAATTATAGCGGATGCCACTGACAAAAATCAAGCGATTCTGGGGAAAATTTTATACGATACGTAAAAGCAAAAAAGCGCCTTTACCTCTGGGCGCAGCTTGCGATCCATATCGGACTTGAACCGACGGCCTCTACCGTGACAGGGTAGCGCTCTAACCAACTGAGCTAATGGACCTAATGGTGAGCAGTTTTAGTAGACATGCTCAGGTCTTTTAGCGCTAGGCTAATGATTTAACTGCTTTAAGAATCTTATTCTTTTCTGCAGTAATTACAGGGTCGAATCCAGAAGCGGAAGCCATTAGAGATTCGTTGCTACCTTTACGAGAAAAACGGAAATAGTCCAGTCTCTCAGTTAAAGCGTTGAAAGCACCCCACGCAGTGCCCTTGATTGTGGCATTGGTTGGTGAATTATGATAAAGGTCATCAAGCAATACAACCTTGCTCTCCCACTTTTTAAGAGAACCATTCTTATCTAATTCAGGCTTTGGATAAAGATTGCGAATCAAGTCTGAGAATTGCTTATCAGTAACTGATTGCTGGAATAACTCTTGCGCTTCCTTTTGGAATTCATCAGCGTATGCAAATGTTAATCCAAGGGCTTGACGGGCTTGTACAATTCTGCCTTCAGCAGTTTGTGTATGACGAATCTTGAATGATTGCTTAGCGCCACGCATTGCAAGATTAAGAGTGTTTTGGCAGACAACACGAACAGGTGTGATTGCTGCTTGAACAGCAACTGAACCGTCATGAGATGTCCATACAATTAAATACAATTTCGTTTTGTCGTTAATACCTTGTGGGTCTAATACGATTTCACGTGGAATATCTAATGAGCCGAATACTACTTTGCCCTTTTTAATTGAGCCAGCAGATTCCCACTTAGCAGAATCATTGTCCAGTACGTTATCAGCAAATGCGAATAACTCTTCATTCTGAACAGTCTTGTAGCGCTTGCCAACTACTGATAGAACATCAGTTCCTTGGTCGAATGGGTTATCACGAATCACATAGAAATTATCTGATGTGTTTCTCCATGTGCTTGGAATGTGCTCTGCAACATCCGATAAACGAACATTCCAGTTATTCAACTTTGCTTCTTCAAGCATTGTTGCAGTTGTTACATTCTCGTCTTTAGCGAAAATGCGATTGGCAAGGTTATGCCATGCAGGAGCACCACGTAGCGCAAATGCTACTTGGCCGTCTTGCTCTTCTAGGTTATGAGCCATTTTATTTCCTTTCGATTGGTTGATGTTGCAATTATAACAGGGGGCACTGACATTGTCTATCTTATTTGGGTCGTGTCTCATATATAGAGACGGGAATTTCTGGGGCTTTTCCACAGGCAACCGTAAGGCTGTGGATAACCCCCTACCTCTGGGCGCACCAGCTTTTAAATATCTTCTCTTCCATCATGATCAACATCAAACTTAACTAGCATTCCAACAATAAAAATACCTAGCGGGGCCACCAAGAATAAACACAAGATGGCCCCGAAGATCTCCCCCAACAGGAAATCCATTATTTTTTACTCGCAGAAAATCGAATGTCTGCTTTACCATAAACACACAATCCACATGAGACACAGGCGGACCCACTAGAAGAAATAAGCGGAATACTTTTCATATTCTCAGGACACTTAGCGCCAGGCTTACCCGTTAACTCTTTCATTACGTTTTCAGTAACGGCAAAAGTCTTTCCTAGATAAGCAAGGCGAATTCCCTTATCTCTTTTTAATTCGTGGCCAATCTCTTTATTTTCATCGTCGGTTGAAAAATATAAAGACAGGTTTTCAATATCCTTAAGCATTTCTGCTGCAGATTTAACTCGTGTGTACACCCAAAATTGAACATCGGGATGATTAAGAATTACGTGCTTCCATGCGAATGCATATTCGTCATTGAAGAAGTCCCCGTCCCAGTGGATACGGAATAACATTTTAGCATTACGCTTGGCACAGTCTTTTTTAAAGTCTTCAATCATTGCCATTAATAGCGCTTCCATGGTGTCATGGTCTGCGTCTTTTAATAAATTCCAATTGTGCATGAGCACATTGCGAACACCCTTATAGACTTTTTCTAATTTGCCCGCATAGCATACGCTTTCGCATATGCTAGTAGCGCCAGGGCATGAGAATGCCTTACCAGCAGGCAGGCCAAAAGTATTGGCAATTGTAGGAGTTTTACCGTTAGGGGAAACGGCGTTAGTAACTTTACGGTCCATGGAACGTTTTAACATGGGCCCAATTATAGCAGCAGGTACCGACATTATAAATCCCCCATTTCTGCATCCGCCATGCGTGACATCATGCGCCACATATCTTGTTTAATAACATCGTCGGAACCATAAAGGGATCCATCGCAATCATTTAGCTCATGACCACAGCAAGGGTAATCTTCGCAGGTATTCATTAGTTGACCTTTCGTTGTTGGGAATAGAATAATACCAGATCACACTGACATTTTCTATGCAACACGCCGAATTCTGGGGGTATTTTATTGTGTGTCTTAAATCACAAAATGCCCCCTCAGCTCTGTGGGCGCATTTGTCGATAAAAGGGAAATGGGGCGGATTAAGATCCGCCCCAAGACTTTAGTTTATGCCTATGTTTAATTTCTTAGGAAGCATAGACTTAACAAACTGTATTGTTTCCATTGGTAGGAAAATTGCTGTTGTCTTTTTCTTTTTTACATTATCAAAGACAAACGCTTTTACGTTTCCGTCAAACCTCTTAAGATTTGAAAACACAATCTCTCTTAAGTATTCTTGGTCAACGCCTTGTTCAGAATAAATAGTTAAATCATTTGACTTAACTTCGTCATAGATTTCAATACGAAACCTATCTGCCATTTTATTTCCTTTGTTAGTAGGGATAGAAATTATAACATAGGGGGCTAGATTTTGTCTAGCCCCCATCTGCTATTTAGAGATAGCGAGCAATAGCGTTATAGGTGCTTGTGCTAACTGTTTCCTCATCGGTCATTTTGAGAATACGGATAGCGTTTTCCATTTCCTCTTTCATTTCACGATAAGTGTGCTGATGGATTTGCTCAAAATCTTTTACAGGCTCAGCAGGGAAATCGCCTTCCTTAACTGTTAAATCAAAATCAACATTAAGGGAGTTGTTCCAAGAACGATAGTTGGTGCGTAGGTTTTCAGCCTTTGAGAATTGACTAATAGCCCATTTCCCAATTTCCTTTTTCCAAGCATCTACTTTCTTTTGGAACTTTGCTTCGTTTTCATCTTGCTTTGTGTAATCAGCCTCTAGTTTGGCTAATCTTGTTTCTAAGGCTTTGATAACCTTAGCAGTAGGTATTTTTACCTGTATTGCTTTGCCTCTTGCCATTTGTATGTTTCCTTTCGTTTGGTTGTTGGGAGTATTGTATCAGTTGCCACCGACACAAAGAGTGTGAGGGTTCTTACTTACGACATTGAGCGAGGACTCCCCCTAAACTGCCCCTGTTTCGTTATTTAGTTATTTAGCAGATACGCTTGTCCAGCGTTCCTTGCCATTTACATCAAGCAGAATACGATTGACTCCGCTTGGGTGATTATCAACCGCCTTGATAATTCCTGTGATACCGCTTGTTGTTGTTGTGTAGGCTTGACCTACTTCTAGTGTTGTGTTCATTTGTTTCCCTTTCGTTTGGTGTTGGTAGTATTATAGCAAAAGCCACCGACATTTCCCCTCATTTCGGAGGGGAGTGTCGTGTGATTTACATCACAAGTATTCCGTTAGATCTCCGTCCATAATTTCATTTACATCTACGCCTTCAGCTTCGGCTATTGCTTCCCATAGATCAGTTTCATTAAAATCTCCTCCAGGGTACATCTCAGCTAAAATAGAATAAAGATTACTCATAGTATTCCTCCTGTGGTAGCCAAGCGTCCAGGTGGTGCTGTTCAATAATAGCGGAGGCGGGTGCAAACTTTTCTCCACGATAGTATACGCCTTCAGGCATTTCGATTAGTTTATTATAGTCCTCCTCATAGTATGCGTCGATAGCATCTATGCAAGGTTCGACCATAGATAGTGGGACGGGTGGGTAATGATTACCCTGTAAGTGATAGCCAATAGCAGTTTCTAAGTCTAAGCCTAATAAACCATCGGCTAATTCAGTTGCTAGATTACTCCCCATTATTATCCTCCTCTAGGATAGTTTCAGTTAGGTTGTCCATTTCGCTTATTGTATCGCATAGGGCAGACATTTCTGACTCTGTTAGCAATACCTTAGTAACTCCATCGGCTACCTTACTAGATAGGGCGGCAGAATACATAAATAAATACTTAGCAAAAGTTTCATCTGATAACTCATTACGGCGTGTGTGTAATTCACCAGCAAGCCCCATTATCTCATCGTCAAACACGCTATCTTTAGTAACTGATAATAACTCTAGGGCAGTAGATAACATTACTTAGCCCATCTTACTGTTGCGTATGCGTTATTTTCGTTTATTGTTTCTAGTGCCCCTGCTTCATCAAGAGCGCCAGTAAATACATCCGAAAGCAATTTCTTTAGTTGTGTTTCCGTCATTGTTGTTAGTGCCTTTATCACATAATCAGGTGTTGTTTTATCGTCGAACTCTACTTCGACTTCTACTGTGTGAGTTAGTTTCATTTGTTGCCCTTCGTTGTTGGATAAGAGTATTTTAGCATAGCCCACCGACATTATCTAATTCATTTAGGTAATTTTGGATTATTTCTCTGTGATAAACCTCACAATTCCAGGGGTGTTTTGGTACTTGACTTAAACGCCGTTTTGCCCCCACAGCTCTGTGGGCGCTGCTGGCGATCTTGTCAAATCGCCACGCCGTTTATTTAATTAAACACGACCAAAAATTGTTGTGTAATTGCTAGCCTCGTGAAATCTCACAACATCAAATCGCTCATTATCTTTAGCAAACATTTCAGCAAAATCATTTACCATTTTAGAAAATAAAGCGGGGTGAGTTTTAGTGCTTGCATACTTTAGAATTTCAGCAGTTGCAATGTAATCTTTTCTAGTCATCATCGTTTTACTACCTTTCCATTTCGGTGAAAAATTTTAGTGTAACATTTACCGCTAGGAGTAAATAAGTTAATTGTTGAGTATTCATCAGCAAATCCCCAGTCAATAAATTTAGCAAACTCTTCGTGTGCATTTAATTCATCTGAGTATTCTTTACTCCAATGAATTGCGTTTTCATCATTAGCAACAGTTATTTTATACATTAGATACCCCAAATTTCTAGAGCGCAATCGCAACTCTCTACATCGTAATTATTTTCATCGCCAAAGAAAATAAATCCTGCGCCACCGCATTCATCGCAAGCAACTCCGATTATTTCTATTAGATTTCCCATTTATAGTTTTCCTTTCGTGTTTTGTTATTAGTTAAATTATAGCCTAAGCCACCGACAATTTCGGGAAAGACACGCCCTAGAGCGCACCTTCCTGAAATAATCCGATTTCTAAATCTAACATTTCTGCGGGTGTTGCTTCGGATAAATCTACCCAGCCAGCACCCTCTTCATTTATTCTAAAAATTTCAATGTATCCCATTATTATTCACCTACCTTCACCGCTATTGTGCGGTAGTGGTAGCGACCACCATAATTAACGGCGACCAAATAGGCTTCGGTATTATCTCCGTACCAAATTCCGTCACGCTTTTCTGCGGAGATAATTTCTCCACGCAAAGTTTTTGAGTTGTAAGTCTTGCCGATTAGCAAGTTTTCTATTGTGTATAAGTTAGCCATTGTTAGCCACTTCCTTTCGTTATACCGCAATTATAGCCGATAGCACCGACAAATTTCTACCTACTAGCCAGTAATTCCAAATAATGAGACGCTCAAGCCATGTGTTCTTAATCACATTTAGCCTGTGGACGACACGCCCGACACGCCACGACACGCCCAAAAGTTATCCACAATTTTCCAGGGTTTATCGTAAATCGGACATAACAGACAAAATGCCCCCACAGTTCTTGTGGGCGCTTTTAGCTAATTGTCAAGCCGACACGCCGTCTATTCTTTGTTATCTTGATCACATACACATCTAGTGTATGCGCCAGCGTTTAACCTGCCACATTTAGGGCAGGTATAGAAACCGCTAGGGTTAGCCATTAGTTATACTTTCTCATTATTTTAATTGAGTAGATAATAGCGGGGATACCAATAAGCAAGTAGAGCGGGACATTAGCATATAGCCCAAAGAAATCAGAGTTTATATATAGATACTCTCCTGTTATTTCTATTTCCATTATTAGTCCGCCTCTCTAGTTTCGAACATGTTGCTAATCATGTCTAGTTGCTCATCTGTTAAGTGGTCAATCTCAATAGCCTTAGAGAAACCGAATACATCTTCATCTTCATTATCTATCTCTTCTACATCATCTAAGTGGCGATAAGCATCTGCTACATCTGCCTGAATTGTATCCCATTTAGTCATCATTACTTTACCTCTACTTTCATTATGTTAGCGGTGAACTTAATTTTCTTAGCGGTATCGCTTTCGTTAAGTGTTGCGATTACTTTATCTACATCTTTAATATCTGTAGCAGTATTGCCAACAGATAAAAGTCGTGAGCCTTGCCATATTGAGTATTCTATAGTCATTTATTTAGTGCCTTTCGTTAGTTTGTTTAATAGTATTAAGGTATCAGATAGGTCTGACAATTAAGGGCTATAACCTCTAACCTATTCTGTGACCTTAGTCACAGTAGGGAGAGAGATTAAGTAGCGTAGCAATACCTTACGCTCATAGGTAGTTAATTCGGGGTGATTAGAAACCACGCCACCATTTTGGTATTCCCAAACAATTTTATTAAAAGTCTTTTCGGATAACATTACATCACCCAACTTTCTTGAGTGTATGCTAACCACTCACCAAGAGTCATTAAACCCTTGTATTCTCCGCAATTACCGCAGAAGTAATCGGAAGCATAGTCTGAGCAGAATACGCAGACGATAGAATTGGCTTCATCAGCCTGAACATTAGAGAGTGTTATCTCTCTTACTTTATTTAGTGTAGTCATTTTAACTACCTTTCTTAGTAAGACTTTCTTACTTTCTTTATACTATAAGCCTAACATGGGGCACTGACATTTTCGCTATCACAATTCGGACATGTCGGACATTTTGTAAGTTAATTTTAGAAATAGGCGTGAGATACATCACATTTATGGTCGCTCTATCCGAAATGTCCGTTTCTGTTTAGGTGTGTATCGTACAAATAAAACCTATATTAACATTTTGGTAAATCTAAAAAATAGTTGACTAGAATATTTTATATTGGTAAAATAAACACATGGCTGCTAATCGAATCGTTATATGTGAGATATGTGGGCGGGAATTAGAAGTAAGATCTGGCTTTGCTCATTTGACCCTAGCTAGGCATTTAAAAGAACATAAGTAATACCTGGAGACATAGCTTAGTTGGTTAAAGCCCCAAACTCATAATTTGGTAATCGTAGGTTCGAGTCCTACTGTCTCTACAGATATTTTTTAAAAGCTATTGACCTAGTAAAATCTATTATGTTATAATTCTCTAGCACAGTAGTTTTCGGAGATCGCATCAAGGGTTTAAACTTGTGTAGCAACCATACCAAGGAAGCTGGCCTTAAAAGGTTCAACCGATGAATCCGCACCAAAAGTCGCAGGGTTTCGGGGATATGTATATAATTTCTATATGCATGCCCATAGGGTTTATATAGCAAACCCCCAAGCAAGTAAGGATGTTTCAAATTGGCTAAAAGAATAAATTGGGAATATGCAAATATTAGAGATAAGACATATGGTATTCCTTTTGATAATACATATGATTGGCGAAAATTAAAGTCAGTAAGAGATGTAGAATGCAATGCTTGTAAGAGAAGAATTCATAAAGGTCAGAATATGCTTTGGAATGTAAATACCAAAGACGTTATGCATATTGAAAATGAATGTAAGCTCTGGTAATTGAATATTCAAAAAAATAATTTTATTAACATTTAATATAACCTATAATCCTAGTCGACTATAATATTTATCCTATATAATTAAGATATGAAGTCTGAAAAGACGACGGATAGAACACGCAAAGCTTATTTGGTTAAATATATCCAAGAGCTGAAGTCAAGTACTCCCTGTATGGACTGTAAGGAATCTTTCCCATACTATGTTATGGATTTTGATCACGTACGTGGGCGGAAGCATAAGAATGTAATGGAACTTATTCCTACACTATCCAAGAAGATAATAGATCTAGAAATAGCCAAGTGTGAGATAGTTTGCTCAAATTGTCATAGAGTCAGAACTCATGAACGTAAATCTAATAAGTCTAAATAATATCCTAGTTGACTAGAATATATACCTAATGTTATAATAAAATCATGAAAAAGAAATTTGTAGGAATGATGGTCCTGATTGCGACAGCAATCCTTTCAGGTGTAGCTTTAAATAAATTTTTAAATTGGGCGGGACAACAAGAAATCTTTGATTTTGACCTAAATGAAGATATAGATGAAGAAAGCTTCTAAACTTCTTATTTGGTCTCTATTGATCATAATGTTTATATCTAGCTTATCTATGCTTTTGGTTATATTGGAGTAAATGGGTAGCATCCCTTCTCCAGCCCCGTTCCGCCTTGTCTGACCCGTAGGGTCATAATATGGCTAAAGATGGCTTAGAGGGCCCACAGAGCAATTTAGAGGCATATCCTGGCAAATGGAGTATGAGAGGATGTCTCTTCTCGCCGAAGCACTTTTTTCGGGCGCACTTTTAAATCGCACTATATATAAATTGTTTCACATGAAACATTGCCATTGCCGCCGCTTAATAGTATAATGATAATACGTTTCAGGTTCGTCTAATGGTAGGACTCTTGCTTCCGAAGCAAATAACGTGGGTCCGATTCCTACACCTGAAGCCCGCATTGACCCATAGCTCAGTACCGTTAAAAAGGACAAAACCCAATCAGAGGCGGATCCGATTGGGTTTTGCTGATCTTACGATCATGTACTGGGAACATGTGGGATGCTACGACCAGTACTCATTAATTGTAAAATATTCTAGATACTAAGTCAACTACTTTTTAAATATTTATTCTTTTTCTTGATCTGGGGTATATGCTGGATTAGGACCAAGAAGATATCCCTTTTCGTGATACTCAATCATCTTAGAGGTCTTTTCAGATCCAGCCACTTTATCAGATATCAGGGTCAGCATGTCATAAATTCTATGAAGCATGATGTAAGTAACCATAGGAAGATTCTCTTCTATAGTTCCGTTCTCATCTGGAATGTTATCTTCAGTCATTTTTTCTCCCTATATCTTCCCAAAATTTTTCTCTACCCATAGCGTCAGTTTCTAAAATAATCTTAGACTCGTATTCGGTGGTATCTTCAGGCTTATCTGTCATTATTATTTTCAACATTCTTTCTAATTTTTTCATAAAGATCTATACCTAGATAATTCTTGTAGTCACATGATGTGCAGTATAAATATATGCTATCTTCCCAGTCTAGGTTAGACATAAGAAGGCCCTGATCCATTGGACACTCAAGTCTAGGAACAAGGCCTTCTTCTGCTAGTTGAAGGTATTTAGATACGTACTGTATCCTCATTAACCTTCCTTTCTAATAGTCGAATTCATTTACGAATTCTTTAAATCTTTCCCCGTTAAAGGAAGACCATGATGACCAATCTTTTCCGCCTTTAGTCATATAATACGTTATCTCTGAGTTTATTACTGGATCAAACAATAGAATGTTTGACTTTAATTCAAATTTTTCTTTACGATCAATGCCGAGTTCACCCAACATATTAATCTGAAAAATTCCGTAGGAACTGTCTCCAGTTTTCCTGTTACCATTGTAAGCCATAGGCCTTGCATTGGATTCTGACTTAGCAATAGCCCAAGCCATTTTAAGGGCTTTTCCTTCAAAACCAACAGCTGATAAAAGTTCTTTTAGTTCTTTGTCTGTTAGATTCTCAGAAGGCTTGTACACAGTAGTGCTGTACTTCTCTAAGGTTTCTTTCTTTAGTTGTACCGTTGATTTTACAGGTACTTCTACCTGCAATGCTTGAGTTTCTGTTGGACCAGGCTGGACTGTAAACAAGAATAATGTTATCATTCCTATATAAGACCAGTTATGGGCAACTTCGCTCAAACGTTCTTTGATTCTCTCCATTGGCATTTCCTCCTTTAGAGATAACGAACTATAATAGTAGCATTGTAATTAAGTTACTGTCAAGTCGGTTGACCAGAAAGAGTTAAGTGGAATTATCTTATTATACTATTAGAGCAGGACTTAATCCTGCTGTTGGATTTGGCTATGCTGGACAAAATATAGTTAATACGCTACAAGAATTAGGGCATACTGTTAAATTTGCAAGCCCTAAACCTCCAGTACAGATAAACTTTACACAACCCCATCATTTTAAATTACATAAAAATCAATATCAAATTGGTTATACTCCATGGGAATCCACTTTAATTAGATCTGAGTGGAGAGATATATTTAATCAATGTGATGAAGTTTGGGCAACATCTGATTGGACGGCGGAGGTATATAAAAACAATGGTGTTACTAAACCTATTTATGTATATCCACATGGCATTGAACCTATATGGAAGCCATACAAAAGAATTTTACATCCAGGAAAACCACTTAAATTTTTACATATAGGAGAACCTTCTCCAAGAAAAGATGGTCAGTTAGTTGTAGATACTTTTATAAAATTATTTGGAAATAACCCAGAATATCATTTAACAGTTAAATGTCATGGAACTTCAACTATTAGAATATATAATAATAAAAAAGAACTTGTCTCTCCAGATACTGTATATAGTAATATTTCAATAATTAAAGAAGAGTACACAATTGAACAGCTGGTTCAACTTTATCATATGCACCATGTTTTAGTGTATCCAACCTGGGGAGA